GACTTTACATCTTGGGCTAAAGCAAACTTTGATGAATCTGAGTTTGTGACATTACAAGGTTTAGCAACAACAGCTGAAGGTTTTGCTATTCTTGAAAAGATGCGTGGCATGTCCAGAGAAACGGATGTATCAGCTCCTGATAATGTCAAACCAGTAGATAGTACAACAAAAGAAGCATTGTATGAATTAGTTGCTGACCCACGTTACGCAGAATCTCCAACATTTAGAAAAGAAGTTGATAAGAAGTTTGCAGATTTCTTTGGTAAGCAGCCACAAAACGAAATAAGACAGTGAAGTATGAAATAGATGAAGTAATAGAAGCTGTACATCACGTTCTTAAACAATGTAATGACACACAAAGATTTATGCATCATCATGCTACCCTTGTGACTTTAGAATTAATGAAGTCATGGGGGTTAGCTCATATTTCAGTAGCAGCAGCTACAATTAAGAATACAAATAAATAATACAAATTAATATTGTATTGTGTGTTAAAATAAGACCCACGGACACTCTTGTCTAAGACCCGTATTCTAAAAGATGGCAACTTGTAAACATGCTAGATTCAGCCCAGAATACGGAAACCTGAATTGAAAAAGAAAAATTTAATTTAATTTAGGAGAAGACAGAATGTCTATCAATCTATCTAGTGCAGCTTCGGCCCAGTTTGACGCTGAAGTAAAGCACGCTTTCCAGACTGCTGGAAAACTCCGAGGTGCAGTTCGTTTAAGAACAGGTGTTGTAGGTGATACTTACAACTTCCGTACTATGGGGAAAGGCTTGGCTAACCAAAAAGCTAGTCAAACAGACGTAACACCAATGGACATCGCACACGCTAAAGTTCCAGCAACTCTACAAAATTGGGTAGCTGGTGAATACACTGACGTGTTTGATGCTCAAGAAGTAAACTTTGATGAGCGTAGAGAACTTGCAGAGACTATTGCTGGAGCAATGGGTCGTAGAGCTGACCAACTAATCGTTGATGCTCTTTCAGCTGGTTCAACAATTGCTCATGGTTCTGCTGGACTTACAGTAGCTAAGCTAACAACAGCTTCTAAGACGTTAAATGATAACGGAGTTCCAGCAACTGACCGTATTCTTTTAACTTCAGCTGAAGGTATTGAAGACTTGCTAGGTGAAGAGAAAGCTACATCAGCAGACTATGCAACACTTCGTGCATTGATGTCAGGTGAAATCAACACGTTCATGGGCTTTAACGTCATCATGATGGAAACTCGTGCTGAAGGTGGACTTGCTAAGTCAGGTACTACTCGTGACTGTTTCGCTTTCCACAAGTCATCTATTGGCTGTGCAATCGGTCTTGATATTTCTACGGAAGTTAACTACATTCCTGAGAAAACATCATGGCTTTCTTTAGGCAAATACAAAGCTGGTGCTGTCACTATTGACACTGCTGGTATTGTAAAAGTCGAAATTACTGAATAAAGGAGTATATACATGGCTTTTGATAAAAGTAAATTCGCAAGAATGACAACATCAGCAAACAGTGCAATCCCTGTAATGTGGGGTTACTCTACAACTGATGCAACAGCAGTAGTTGACTCAGCTGGTTACTTCAATGGAGTAGCTGGTGATGTACAAGTTGGCGATATAATTATGGCAAACACTTCAACAGGTGGTACGTTAGCAGCTGGATTTTATCTAGTATCTGCTAATGATGGAACTACAGTTGACGTCAATGACGCTTTAGTTGTAAACGCAACTGATACTGACTAAATAAGTTAAGCCCCTTCGGGGGCTTTTCTCCTTCATGTCAGCAGTTAAAAACTACACATCCATCGACCTAGCATCTAATGCGTTGCTACTTATCGGTGAAGAAACCATATCATCATTCACAGATGATTCAACAGCAGCTCTAGTGGCTGCAAATTTATATGAACCTACGTATGAAAGTTTACTAACGCTTCATCCTTGGAGATTTGCTTCAAGCAAAGCTACATTGTCCAGACTAACAGCTTCACCTGTTAATGAATGGGCCTACGCATATCAATTACCAGCTGACTTTCTAGTCGCTCAACATATTGATGATGCAAACGAGAAATACCAAATTTATGGTAGTAAGTTATATTCAGATAACACGTCAATTGTGCTTGATTACACATACAAACCAGACGAATCATTACTACCAGCATACTTTGCTGAGTTGCTCGAATATAGATTAGCGTCTGTGTTTGCTATTCCAATCACAGAGAGTGCAACAAAAGGGGAGTATTATGCGTCTTTGGCAGAAAAGCAACTTGCTAAATGTAAGACCATAGATTCGCAAATGTCTCCTTCTTCAGCACCAGCTGGCAACTCACCATTAATAAACGCTAGAGGATAAATGGCTAGAGTTAATATAGCTCAAACTCAATTTACATCAGGTGAGCTGGACCCTAGATTAGCAGCACGTCATGACTATGATGGTTATTACAAAGGTGCTGAGACTTTAGAGAATGTCATTTGCCTAGGTCAAGGTGGAGTTAAAAGAAGAGGGGGGATGAAATACATTGATACTCTTACTGATACTGCTGTGCGTTTTGTTACATTTGAATTTAACATCACACAGACATATTTGTTAGTTTTCGCTAATGCAAAAATGTATGTTTATAAAGATGGTGTAAAGCAAACAAATCTAAATGGCTCTGGTAATGATTACATAACAACACCATATAACGCAACACAGATTAGTGAGATAGGTGTTACGCAGTCAGCTGACACGCTTATTGTTTGTCATCATTCACATGCTCCTAGAAAAATTGTAAGAGGTGGTTCACATTCTACTTGGACTCTTTCAACAATTACGTTTTCATATTATCCTACATTTGATTTTAACGCAGACTATGACAGTGCTACCTTTGCTATAGGAGCTAACTGGAACTCAGTAGGCTCTGACGTTACTGTGACTTGTAACACAGCTTCAAAGATAACCTCAGACCATGTAGGTGGCATATTTGAAGGAAATAATGGTGTAATAAGAATTGAATCAGTTAATACTGGCTCAAGAACATTAACTGGTGAACTGTTAAAAGAGTTTACTAATAACAATACATTAGATGGAACAGACGTTAGTTTAGAAGAACCTGTATGGTCATCTACTCATGGTTATCCACAAACAGTGACATTCCATGAATCAAGATTATGGATGGGTAACTCAACAGCTAGACCTCAAACATTATGGGGTAGCGTTATTGGTGATTTCTTTAATTTTGACAGAGGTGTAGGTGGGGATGATGAATCAGTAGACATTACGCTTGATACTGACAGCGTTAATGCGATACATCATATTATTTCAGGAAGACACTTACAAGTCTTTACATCAGGTGGTGAATTCTATATTCCAGAGTCACCTATAAAACCATCAGCAGTTCGTATATCAAGACAAACTAGATTTGGAGTTTTACAAAAGGTCAAACCTATTAACGTAGATGGTGCGACTATGTTTATACAAAGGAACGGTAAGCAAGTGCGTGAATTTATCTTCACATACACTGAAGCGTCTTATGTCTCCTCTGAGGTGAACTTGCTTGCCCCTCACATAACTAATGCCCCAGTAGCTATGGCTAGTCAAACAGGAGATATAGATAACGAAGGAAACTATCTATACGTTGTAAATGGTGATGGAACTTTAGGAGTCTTTATTACAAACCGAGCTGAAAAAGTTATGGCTTGGACAAAATACACAACTGCTGGAGATATATTAGATGTTGCTGTAGTAGAAGACGTTGTCTATTTGTACGTTAAAAGAACAATTAATAGTTCAACAGTTTATCACGTTGAAGCCTTAGACAACAATCATTACACAGACGCATCAAAGCAAATAACACAATCAGCTTCAACAACAGTTTCAGGACTTGCTCATCTCAACGGTCAAGAATGTCGTGTAAGAGCTGATTCAGCAATTATGGCTAACGCTACACCTTCTGGTGGGTCAATTACACTTAGTAGAGCAGCAACAAATATTGAAGTTGGTTTAAATTATGATGTAACCATTAAGACTATGCCATCAGCTATAGGTTTACAAAGTGGACCAGTTAGCACAAAGAAAAGACGCATATCAAGAGTATCAGCTCAGCTTCATCAATCTAGTGGTTTAAAAATAAATGGCAAATCTGTACCTAATAAAAGTTTTGGTGCAAATGTTTTAGGTCAAGCACCAGAATCATTTACAGGTATTAAGACTTTGCCAGTGTTAGGTTATTCAAAGACAGCACAAGTCACAGTTACACAGACTGACCCACTGCCTTTGACATTGTTAGGTTTAACAGTTGAATTACAGGTGACAGGATAATGGGCGCAGCAATTGGAGCAATGGTACAAATAGC